ACAAACTGCCAGCCCCAGTGAGAGATGAGGCGCAAAAGATCTCAATCGTACAGGCTGCAAACGATCAAGAAATTCAAGTCAGAGATCTTATAGACGATGTAGAAAAAACCAATGTGGCAACGGTTGAAGAACGTGCTGGCAAAAAAATTGTTTACAACTCAGATGGTGAGCCAAAGGCCGTAGATGTTGTGGATATTAGCAAGGATGGCACCATCACCGTGCGCGATGCGGATGGCACAGAAAAGATACTTGATGCTGGAGATACGTTCTCAAAGTCTCCCTATGACGAAGACTATCAGGTAACAATATTTGATGCAGAAGACTCTTTGTCCAGTTTTTCAGATCAAGACCTAGATCAAGTGTCTGAGTTTATGGACTCAGAGATAGCCGCTGCTGAACAAGCTGGTGATACAGCAAAAGCAGCAAAAGCTAGAATAGACAAAAAAGCAGTTGAGATAGAAAAGAAACGCCGAGCCGGGGAAGATGTGCAACGTCCATTAGACCCTGATATGGATGAGGCTATCAAAGCTGATTTAGCTGCTTTCCAGAAAGAAATAGATGACATTCGGGCCAAAGCGGAAAAGCGCAAGAACAAAAGAATTACAGCGGCAGAGCAAAAGAAACTAGCTGAACTGCAAGAAAAGATTGTCACCCGGCAGAGTCAGTTGCAGGAAGCCTCTGACCTTGTGGATACAGAGCAAGGCGTTCTTACAACTCAACAAGCGGATGATTTAGCCGAAAACCAACAGATGCAACCAAATAATCTTGGCAGACTAGCCGAACACAAAGACGCTGTTGATGAGATGGCGGCTGATAAGCCTGTTATGGAAGAGATTGATCTTGATGAGTTTGAGGCTGAAAACGCACGGTTGCAAGAAGACTTGCAAAATGAAGAGATGCAAGCTGTTTTGCCAGCAGACCTTAAGAAGTCTATCGAAGAAACCAAGCAGATAGATGAAAAGGCAAGCAAGTTTGAAGAGATAAGCCGCGCTGGTGCAGCTTGTATTCTGAGGCGATAGCATGAGTTGTGTAGACGAAATCCTTGAAGCTGGCAGAAAAGCCGGGATCGTTTTTGAAGAAGGCGAAGCGGAATCGGTTTTCGACATTCTCAACGAGAGATTGCAAAAAAGGGTTGAGAACGCTGGTGAAGGTGAGGAACTAGAGGTTTTATCCCTTGCTAGAGAAATAGCCAAGCAAGCCAGAATTAACGCTGTTATGCAGAAACGCAACAGATTGCTAAACGCCAAGGCATACGCTGACATCATGCGATTTGTCCAGCAGTCTGATAACCCAGCAGAAGCCCTATCAGCCATAATGGTTGGCAGCTATAAGTATGCAGAAGGCGGCATGAACAGTGTTGATGCGCGTCAACAGGGTATTATGAGCAAATATGCTGGTGAACTACTAGCCGCCTTGCACAAAGAAAGACTGGACAAACTGTTTCTTAGCAAGGAACTGGAAGGCAAAGTATTCCAAGCCATGTTTGATGGCGATGATTTTGATGTCAATGTAGCTGGCGGCGCAGAAGCCAAGCGCATAGCAGAGATCATACAAATCACTCAAAAGCGCATGTTGAAGCGTAAAAACCAACAAGGCGCAATGATTGCTGAGTTAAAAAACTACGCTGTTAGGCAATCACATGACCCAATATTGTTGAGAGCCGGGGCTAAAACTAGCGAAGAGTTGAAAGCTGCTAGACAGTCTTGGGTAGAATACATGATGAGGCCAGATGTATTAGATCCCAAGACCTTTGAAAACAAGCCGCCGACAAGAGATGGTGAGCCATATACTAACGAGCAGTTTCTAGCTGATATGTGGGATAACCTTGTGTCAGGGCAACATGACAAGGTTGATGCACTTAGGGGCGATGATGGCGGTATAGACAAGATAGAGGCGTTTAAAGGGCCAGCAAACCTAGCAAAAAAGTTAAGTCAAAGCCGTATCATACACTTTAAGAATGGTGCAGCGGCACATGCGTATTTCCAAAAGTACAGCAGAATGAGCCTGTCTGACGCTGTTATGAACGCTATACAGCATGACGCGCAGTCTATTGGCCTAATGGAAAAGTTTGGCACAAACCCAAAGTCTATGTTTGAGCGTGTTGTCGATGACATCAAGAAGATGAACAAAGATGATGCGGTTAAAATTGACCAGATTGTAAAGAAAGAAAGATCTCTCACTAATCAGTTTAAAGAACTTGATGGCACTACCAGAGCAAGGGGTGCTGGAAGGCCAGTGTTGTTTGGGGCAGATTTTGCCGGGATAGCGGCTGGTTGGCGCATGTTGCAGAACATGTCAAAGCTAGGCATGGCAACGATTACGTCATTTTCAGACATAGCAAGTAAAGCATCTTTTATCAACTCGCGTACAGACCGTGGCATCTTTACATCATACGCCAGAGCATTTAGCGACATCTTCAGAAACTACAGTTCTCAGGATCAGAAGCGTTTAGCTTTCCTGCTAAATGTAGGGGTTGATGGATACAATGGTGATGTGTTTGCCAGATTTGGGGCGAATGATAGTGGGCCGGGAAAACTTGCGAAGGCACACAACATATTCTTCAGACTAAATGGCATGAACTATTGGAACAACGCGCAGAAGGTTGGGCTGGCTAAAATGCTGGCGGCTGACCTCGCAACCTATGCTGACAGAGGGTTTGGTGATCTTCCAAATGCCACACGATTTGATTTACAGCGGTACGACATCAATGAAACAGAATGGAACTTGATGCGTCAGATGGAGTTAGAAGCTATTGATGGCAACAAGTATATGACATCTTCTGGGCTAGATGCCCTGCCTGACTCAGCTATAGCACAAGCCGCTTTAGCCAAAGCAAATCAAACAAGAAAGCGTAAGCTGAAACAGCCAACACAGGCCATGATTGACAAGTATCGTGACGATTTGTCAACAAAGATAGCCACATATCTTACTGATGCGGCTGACACTGCTATTCCTACGCCGGGTGCTAAAGAACGCGCCATAATGAACCAAGGCTTAGAAAGAGGGACAGTACTTGGCGAAGGCATTAGAGCCATGATGCAACTTAAAGGCTTTCCAATTACCTACATATCAAAGGGCATGACAGGTCAATACTATGCAAAAAAGCAGTTGGCTGGCATGGCTCCAAATGAGCAACAGTTCTCATCTAGTGGCATGGTAGGGCTGGCGCAGATGATGGTTGGCGCAACCATGATGGGCTACCTGTCGGTGCAACTAAAAGAGATATTGAAGGGCAAAGAACCGCTTGAGGTGTTCAGCGATGAAACAGCTTTGAACCCAGAACTGTTGACCAAGGCTATGTTGCAGGGCGGCGGCATGGGTATATATGGAGACTTTTTATTTGGCGAATACAACAAGTATGGTCAGACATTATCACAAAGCTTGCTTGGCCCTACGTTTGGCTCAATAGATGACATAGCTAGAATTTACAACAATGTGCTATCTGGAGATGTAGACGCAATCACTAAAAATGCTACACGTTTTGCTATAAGCAACACACCGGGTTATAATCTGTTTTACACCAAAACAGCTTTGGACTACCTGTTTATTTATGGGTTAATGGAAAGATCAAACCCCGGTTACTTGCGTAGAATGGAACGGCGTATGAAACGTGACATGGAGCAAGAGTTTTATTTTCCACCAAGCAGATATGCAAATACTTTTTAATCTGCTAGATTACATAGCTACTGGAGATTGATATGACAGTTAGTAGCACAACAACCAAAAGAAGCGCCAGCGGGGACGGATCTAACGATACGTTTTCGTATAACTTCAAGATCTTTGATGATGATGATATTACAGTCATCATTCGCACCGATTCGACAGGTGCGGAAACCACTAAGACTAAAACAACTCACTACACTGTAACAGGAGTTGGAAGCGCTAGTGGTGGAAATGTTGTGTTTACCTCTGGTAACATACCAGCAAGCGGTGAGACAGTTGTGTTGCTACGCACAACCGCTAGGACACAGCTAACAGATTATGTGGCTAACGATCCATTCCCAGCGGCTACACATGAAGATGCGTTAGATAAACTGACATTTATTGTGCAGGAGTTGGAAGAAGAGATTGGTCGCGCAATCAAACTGTCGAAAACAAATGTGATTGCCACTGCTGAATTTACAGTTGGCGCATCTGATCGTGCAAACAAGACACTGAGTTTTGATAGCAGCGGTGATTTGACAGTAACTGAGGGCAAGGTTGACACTGTCACTGCTTCAGCATCTGCTTTGTCTGCCGGGGCCACACCCACAGCGTCAGCTACATACACTGCCAGTAACGGTGCGCTTGCCATTGCTTTTGGTATTCCGGCTGGTGCAACAGGCGCAACCGGCCCTGCTGGTGGCGGTTTGGCTGACTTATCAGCGGACACTACACCGCAACTAGGTGGCGATCTTGATATGAATGGTCAGGATATTGTGACCACATCCAATGCTGATATTGAGTTAAATCCAAATGGCACTGGCAAAACAGTTCTTAAAGGCAACACCAACCCCGGCACTGTAGTTTTCAACTGTGAAGCAAACACTCATGGTCAGACTGTCAAGGCCCAGCCGCATAGCGCTGGTGTTACAAACGTCCTTACGTTACCGCCGGGTGGTGACGGTGAACTGGTCAGCACTGTGGCTACACAACAGCTTACAAACAAAACAATACCTGATGATGAAAAGCTGTTCTTTGGCACAGGCAATGACGGTTACATAGAGTATGACGAGAATGGTGATGATCGCCTCAAGATAGGCGGCACAAACATTGAGTTTGAAAAAGCTGTTATTGGCAAAACGGATACAGACACATCAAACTCAGGAACCGTCACACTTGATTTTGCTGCAAACCAAAACTTTGTTTTGACACTTACAGGCGCAGTTACACTTGCAAATCCGACTACAGAGTTAGTTGGTCAAACTGGGTTTATTGTATTTATACAAGATGGCACAGGCGGCAGAGCTGTATCACTCGACACTCAATACAAAACGGTTGGTGGTGTGAATACACTTACTTTGTCATCAGCAGCAAACGCGATTGACATTGTTCCTTATGTTGTGTCAGCGGCTGATAGCATTTTATTAGGTGCGTCCCAGTTGGCGTTCTCATAGGGGGTCGATATGTCAGGGCCAGTAGGTTCAAGCCAATGGATGTATGCAAGTGGGTCTGGCTTTTTTAGCTACAGCATTGATCAATCTTTGCGCTTTAATGATGATGATAGTGCAAAGCTGTATTTCGACCCAACCAGTGATGGCAATAAACAGATATGGACATTTTCAGCTTGGGTAAAACGTGGAAATCTTGGGCTTAATTACGCCACAATTTTTTCTGGTACAAATGTTCATGGGCATCAAACAGATGTTCGTTTTGACAGCGCAGATCAGTTAAGAGTTGTTACCGCTGGTGCATCTCTTACTATGGACTTTAAGACAAACCGTGTTTTTCGTGATACTGGTTCTTGGTATCATATTGTAGTAGCTGTAGACACAACAGACGCCACACTTTTAAACCGTGTGAAAATTTACGTCAATGGTGTGCAGGAAACATCTTTAGCTACAACAACCTGTACTCAAAGTACAAACTGCATTTTAAACACAGCATCTAATCAAACTACAAATGTTGGTGCGCTTGGCTATACAACAACTGTCAGCAAAGAGTTTGACGGCTATATGGCAGAGGTGCATTTTGTTGATGGTACACAATATGCCGCATCTAACTTTGGTGAAACGAAAGACGGAGTGTGGATTCCAAAAGAATACACTGCTTCACATGGCACAAACGGTTTTTATCTTCCTTTTGATGACAGCAGCGCGATTGGTGATGACGAAAGTGCAAACACCAATGACTTTACTGCAATCAACCTAGACGCAAGCGATGTTGTTTTAGACAGTCCGACCAATAACTTTCCCACAATGAATTTTCTAGACAACCTAAACTGGCTTAGTCAGGGTCTAACAAACGAATCATTTGCACAAGGGAATTTGCAAGCATCAGGCAGTAGCTGGATGACAAGAAGCACGTTTCGTTTAGACAGCGGTAAGTGGTATTGGGAAGTTAGGAAACCAACTAATTATGCAATTATTGGTATCTACGAAACTGACGGTGCTTCAAATAATTCCAATCACGCATATTATTATTATAACGGCGGTGTCAACGATGCAACGTCAAATAGATCGTCACCAACAAACGTGTACAGTGGAACAAATCACGCTGACGGGACAATCATTGGCGTTGAGTTTGATGCAGACAATTTAACATTAGAATTTTATGCAAATGGTTCCTCTATATATAAAATAACTAGCGTTGATGCTGGTAAATATACAGCGTCTTTCGGAACAGCCGCCAACACAACATTTCAAGTGAACTTTGGACAAGACCCAACATTTTGCGGTCAATTTACTGGTGGTGATGTAGGAACACAAACTGATGGAAATGGCAATGGGCTGTTTAAGTATGCGCCAAGTTCTGGATTCTTAGCTATTTGCACAAGCAACTTGCCAGACCCAACAATCGGCCCCGGACAAGACGATCAAGCTGATGATTATTTTAGTACAGTGCTTTATACTGGCACTGGTTCTTCTCAAAGCATTACTGGCGTTGGCTTCCAACCTGATTTTGTTTGGATAAAGGGCAGAGCTGCTAGAAGGCATATGCTTTTTGATGTAATTAGAGGGGTTACACAACGGTTAATATCAGACGATACAAATGTTGAGGCGGTATCGAGTGACACTTTAACTTCTTTTGATAGCGATGGATTTACTGAGGGTGGAAACTTAAACACTGGTAATAATACAGAATTATATGTTTCGTGGAATTGGAAAGCTGGCGGTACAGGTGTTAGCAATGGTAATGGGAGTATTGCATCAACTGTGTCTGCCTCAACTGAGGCAGGATTCAGTATTGTAACATGGACTGGTAATGGTACAGATGGGGCAACTGTCGGTCATGGTCTTACAAGTCCTGAACTTTCTTTTGTAAAAAATAGAGATGCTGCAACAAATTGGGATGTTTGCTGGACTGGTTTTTCTAGTCGAAGTGTTACATCACTAAATTTAGACGCTACAACTGATGAGTTTTCACCAACTCAAGGTTATCAAACATTAGGAGCATCTACAATTACTTTGAACAACGGTGGCTCTGGGGTTACTAGGGTAAACACAAACACTCAAGATTATGTAGCGTATGTTTTTAAAAGTGTTCCGGGTTATTCAGACATTGGGTATTATATTGGAAACGGAAACTCAAATGGCACATTTGTTTACACCGGATTTTCTGTAAAATGGCTTATCGTAAAAACACTTGATACATCTAACAGGTGGATTCTTTTTGATGTCGCAAGATCGCCTATCAACCCCATAGAAGAAAAACATGAATTGAACCCAGATGATAACAGCGGAGAAGGCACGAGTGGAACAGATTGTTTTGATTTTTTATCTAACGGATTCAAATTAAGAAGAACAGGCAATGTGTTCAATACAAGTGGTCACGATTATCTTTATTTTGCTATTGCCGAAGCCCCATTCAAATTCGCTAATGCACGGTAGGAGAAAATAATGCCTTGGAAATACAAGAATAGAACTATCCGCGCTGGTAAAGCATGGGTAGATGATAACGGTATAAAGCATCCCAATATATGGATGCGCTGGACAGACGCTGAGAAGAAAGCATTTGGCTTAACGTGGGAAGATCCACCAGCAATTGAGGCGCCATTCGACAATAGATTTTATTTGGGCAGACAGTCTAATGGTAAGTTGATTGAGCGTAGTTTGAATGATGTTAATATGGTTGATGAAGATGGCAATGCTGTTAACGACCCTATAACTGGTGAGCAAATGGTAACGCTAGGCTTAAAGTCTACAGCGATTGCACAAGCCAAGACAGAAGCGGCTGGGCTGCTTGCGCCATACGATTGGTATGTCACTCGCAAAGCAGAGACTGACAAAGCCATACCGTCTGATATCAGCACCTACAGAGCAGCAGTCCGAACATCATGTGCAAACATCGAAGCAGCAATCAATGCTGTAAAAACTCATGCAAAATTTATGGCATTGTACGATACCCCGGTTGATAGTGACGGGAATCCAACGGGCAATGCGCCAATCAATGATTGGCCTGATGCCATATAATGGAGCCAGTAACAACAGCAATAGCCGCTGTTACCGCAGCATCAAATGCAATTGCATTTATCAAGGCCCGTATAAATGATGCACAATCTGTTGCTGATATTTCACAGCAAATCGGCACACTGTTTGACTGTCAAAAAAAACTTAATGAGGAGCGTAACAAGCAAGCTGGCGTTGGTGACATCAAGTTCCAAAGCAGTATTGATGCAGTTCTTGAAGCCAAAAAATTACAGGAGCAAATGCAAGAAATCAAAACTATGATTAACTTGCGCTTTGGCCCAGATACATGGAATGAAATCGTCAATCATCATAATCAGAAACTCAGGGAACAAAAAGAAGCGGAGAAAGCGGCCCGTAGAGAGGCTGCAAGAAGGGCCAAGGAGATTGAAGAAACGATTAAAACAACGCTACTCGTCACCTGTATTATCGCGGTAGCAGTGGCATTGTTTATATTTTTGTTTGCGACTATTGCTCAAAGCAGTGCAGAAGAGATTGTATTATGATTGATTGGTGGAAACGATATATACAATTTAATCTCACAGCCAAGCTTACGATGCTTGCATCTGTTGCTATGTCATGGCGTTGTGCAGAATGGTTTATGAATTTAGAGTCGCCAACGACACAACAAAGCGCGTTCGTATCCGTAATTATGGGGGTTATGACAGGCGTGTACGGCATTTATCTTGGCAAGGAAGCAAGAACAACCAAGGAATAAAATGCCAAAGTTAAATGAAAATACTGAACTGGCGATGCCAATACGCAATTTGATTGCGTTAGTTGGTGCAGCAACAGTAGGAACATGGGCTTACTTTGGTGTTATTGAACGGCTAAATACGATTGAAAACAAACTTATCTTAATGGAAACTGATTTGGCTATGAATACAGAGTTTCGTATTAAATGGCCTAGAGGCGAAATGGGCAGTCTGCCAGCCGATAGCGAACAGTTTATGATGATTGAGCATTTGGCTGGTGAGTTAGAAAAACTTGCAGAAAATATAGAATCAGGTAATGCTCCACACGATCAGCAACAGAAACTGGTGTTGGAGTTTTACGACAGGCGGCTGACAAAGATTGAGGACAACATTGAAAAGTTGACTAACAAATGATTGAGATGACATTTGTTTTACTTTTGATGATAGGTGAAGAGCGTGTTGAATATACGCCTTACAAAAATCTGTCTGAGTGTTTGAATATACGCCGCAAGATCAAGCGTAATGTTGGGCATACTGCTGACTTTGATAAGAAGTGGTCATGCAAACAACTTAAAGTAAGGCTTGAAGCTGGCGAGATTTTAGAAATTTTGGAGGACGAATGATACAGTTACTAGGTGTTGTTGGCAGTCTGGCCCAGACATTTCTTGAAGGCAAAGTCGAGAAAGAAAAGGCCAAATCAGAGATAATGAAGAACGCTGCCCAGCATGACAGCAAGTGGGAAATGATTATGGCTGAGTCCACCAAGGGATCTTGGAAGGATGAAGTAATTACAATAGCTGTGCTAACCCCTTGTATTTTATCCTTTATTCCGGGTATGGAAGATGTTGTGAAGTCTGGCTTTGAGCGGCTTAGTGAGTTGCCGGACTGGTATCAGAACATTTTATATGTCACAATCTTGGCTGGATTGGGTCTGAAGGGGCTAGATAAGTTTAGGAGAAA